TGGGTTGGACGAGAAGAACAATAATATAGGTAATCAATAACGCAACAAAGATGCGAAAATTGTCGGGGTCACGTTCTACAATCTTGTAATGATAGTTACTAAATCTTTCTCTCAATTCCATGACAGAGCCGCTCTCTTTTTTAGGCGGAGGCATCCCTATCCATTTCCGGAATTCATTCCATTCGGGTATTACAATCATTATAATATATACTACTTGAAGCATATATTATATGTGCCAACTGGCGCGTCCGCGGAGTGCGATGTTATCTATACGCGGAGGGGGGTGGGGAAACCGACGAGGTTGGCACCGATACCAAAGCCAGCACCGGTTCTGGCAGAGACAGCAAGGCTGGGAACATAGGTATCCAGAATGCTGAAGGTGGCAGCGGCGGTAAGAGCGATCAACGCGACCTCATCAAACGAAAGGCTGCGTTTAGGGATGGCGTAGGCGGCGATGGCGACCATAACACCTTCCACCAAATACTTAATGGTTCTCTTGACGAGTTCGCCTAAATCAAAAACACCGGACATTTGGATGATTTATTATAAATACTGATAAGAAATTAATATTCGCGATGTCGGTCTATTTTCGCCAATCATTAAATAAACGTGGAAAACAAATGCGTTAAATTCACTTAAACAACTATGTCATACTATATTATAATTCCAGAACTCGTTGAAACATGTCCTCGCAACCGACTATCCCACCATCCGGCGTTGAATTAAAACATACTAAAACCGGACAAGTGAATCCGAAATACATCGATCTCCTTGAGGAAGATAAACCGATTGCTGGACAGAAATTCGCATGCCTCTCGTTCGTTTCGCCAGAACACATTTTGAAGCAGAAAGACCACTTCTTCTTTGATAAGTTTCTTCATTATTGGGACTATCAGAAGTCGATGGAGAAGTTTATTCAGTTCCTTAATTTTGTTTCATTTAAGTACCATGTCAGTTTTGATAAGTTGTCCGCTGATTTTCAAGAATTCGCTAAAGAAGAGAAGGATGTCCTTCAGAAGACGAACATTTATGATGAATACAAGACATTTTTGGATAAGCATGAGGACGATCTCGAGGCCGAGTTCAACGAAAAGCATAACTTCCAGACATCGGTGCGTGGAATGAAAGTCCGCGGCGTCTTTGGCTCTCAGAAGGAGGCGGAGTTGCGTTGCCAGATGTTGCGTGAGGTGGATCCGAACCATGATGTCTTCGTCGGACCCGTCGGTATGTGGGTGCCGTTTCACCCTGACGCATATAAGACCGGTCGGGTCGAGTACATGGAGGAGACCCTGAACCAGTTGATGGCGGAGAAGAAGAAGAACGAGGAGCAGGCGAAGACCGAGTTTGACAAGCGTGTTAAGGACACGAAGGCGAAGGCGATCCAAGAGAATATCAAGCTGGCGAAGGAGAGTGGGAATAAGCTCACGCAGATGTTGGCGAATGATGGCGAGACGTTGGTGGATGCGAAGCCGCGTGATGTGGAAAATATGAGCAGTGTGAGTGAGGAGGGTGTTGGTGGCGGCATTTGGAATCATGCCGACGAATCCGCGTCAGTGACCATGACAATCGAAGAGATGCGTAAGGAGCTTTTCGAGGGCGAGGATGTCGTCATGGATAAAAATAGCGATCACGGGTTGTCACGGTTGGCGTCAGTCGCAGGTACCGGCGATGACGCAAGCAGCTAGAACTAATTACAAGATTCTGTCTATTCGATTCGTCCATAATATCATAATATCATAATAATATAAGAGATCATTTATTATTATGAAAGGAGGAGGAGTATATTATTGTTTAGGTAAAAGAGGCGAAAAGACCATCAATAAATGTATTATCGAAGCGATGATGCGTGATGATACGGTAATTAATCCACTGACATTTAGTTCAATGGCTGGTTTTATTTTCGTACTTCATCGCCAAAATGGTATTGTTGACGCAGCAGGTGATATTTTTATCCGAAGCGATAATATTGCTGTAAATGGTAAAAAAAAACAACGAGCCGGAAGTGGTGGCGTCGTGGTATCCTCTATTGTCATAAAAATCGTAATGAAACGCAACGATCCAGACGACGAAGATTTAGATGATCTGCAGCTTGTATTACCTACCGACCCCGGATACGACTCGGACGACGATGATAATGAGATTGAGAAATCTAGTCTAGAATCGGATGATATAATCATAGAACAGAAAAACCACAACGAGTTATACCAAACATTTCATCTTGGCGAAAAAATGGTTCCATCTCTCATCGGCGATTTAATCGAGTTTGACGAGGATAATATTAGGTGTATGATAACTGCCATTCAACGAAAACCAGATACGGCTAAACGCGCAAAAGTGATCCGTGTATTTGAATATTTCTTGGATCAAATACCTAAACATAAAACGTCGGTAGTTATGATGTGTATGGAAATGGTTGGAGATGATACACGTGCCGCGGGCGGCGCTGGCGATAATACATACAAAGTAATATCAAGTGTAGAAAACCGACGTCTAAGAGTAGCCGCGGCACGAGGCGCTGGTGCAATTCAATTATTGTGTATGCGTAAAGATAAAAAACAATTAGTGGACGCTCATGAAGGAAATTGGTTTATAGATACGGAAAATCGGGATAATGTGCGAGCAATAGATTTTGGCCGTGTTGCCGATATCGCCGACAAAGACACGATAATAGACGAAATCTGGAAATATAAACGGTCGCGTCAATCAGCATTTCACACGAAAACGTCGCAGGGCACATTTCTATCGAAAATCACAAGCAGGAATGCGTTGGAGTCATATTATGACCGGTTTATCGGAATAATGCGTCAGACATCGCCTTTACCATTCTTGGTCGACATGACGGCGGATTCTGGCACCGCCCACCGAAATATCCATTTTTGTCTTGTATTTGCGTCGTTGATTGACAACGCAATCACGTCAAATAGTTATCCTGATTGGGATCAGGCACAGATGGTATGGGCCTATCAAGAAATATGGGGTGTAGATATTATTCCGGATAAACATAAGAAGGAGCCAATACACCATATCCATACACTTGATTTCGATTATGATGTATTCATGTCCAATATGAAATCTGTCAATCTATCTTGTCGTCGTGTCAAAAAATCTTACGACGAAATCGCGCGACTTATTTTGCTTTATACTTCCACTCCGGATGGTTCCGCCAAACCACACGTGTCACTTAGTGCCGCTATGACGCGTAAGAAAAAGACGGCAATTGCGCGCGGGATTACAGCAACAAAACTAGGCGAGTTTGTGTCATTTACTGATATTTCTAACATTGGTGGCGTCGCAATAAGACCCGGTGTAGAATGCGCTATTCTCGGCGGAGGTGGCGGGGGTGGCGGCGGCGCCCGAAGAACCAGGAGGCGCCCACTACCGCGCAAGAATTAACCCTATTTGCGCAACAGATTCCACATTTCGCGATAGCGGACCATTTCACCGGCTTCAATTTCACGGGCCTTCATGAATGCCCTCTTGGTAAATAACACAGCCGCATTTCTCTCGGCGGTTATGCGCCTTGACTTACATATTCCTGACTTGTTACTTGTGGTTGCGTGTGCGTTCATCTGTTCTGATCCGATTGTCTTCATGTATGAGATATATGTATATTATCATTTCAATTTTATTGGGTTTCACGGTGGAATCATTAGTATTTGAATTATTTCACCACGAATAATATTATTACTGTATATGAGTGTCTAGACTCTAGACCGCCACACAGTAATAATAATCTTTGAAGACTGTCTTGTCTTTCACGCTGCGGCTCATTTTGGCGGCTGAGAAGCCTTCTTCGGTAGCGGCTTTCGCAATCGTACTCCATGTCTTCAAGACCTGATTTGAATTGACAAGGCGTTTCTCGACTTTCTTACCGGTGGTTGAAATTTGGACACTAATCACCGGATTGGCCTGTCCTTGAATAACTGCTTGTGTCGAGTAATATTGTCTGTAATATATAATACACTATCTTTACATTATGCCCGAGTTCACGCGCGATTTGGAGGAGTTGGTATCCGAATTCAATACTAAAAAAATCAACATAATAAGAAACTTGGAGAAGAACTACCGAGAGAATGTCCATTATATCAAATATCCGGTCACATCTGACGGTAAACCGAACAAACACGGAGGACATAACCGTATCGTCTATATGCTTACGGAAGAAGCATTTGAACTCTTCAAGAACTCATTTAATTTCAGAACCAAATACCTTGTTTCAGCGTCAGAGCAAATACAAGTTGTCAAATTCCCAATGTGCATCGAAGGTCAGACCATCGGGTTTATTGAAAATGCGTATAGTGGCGCTTGTGCCATGTCGCGTCAGTTTCAGATTGGACCGTATAGGGTAGACTTGTGCTTCACGGACAATAAAATCGTTGTAGAATGTGATGAATACGGACATAGCGACCGGTCAGAGACGGACGAGGCGGTGAGAGAAGAATACATTAATAAACGGGGTTACGTAATCATACGTTATAATCCAAACAAACCTGGATTTGACTTGTCGGATGTATTGAATGATATAAATATGAGATTGTTCTGAAGTTTCAGTGTTGATTTAAAAAATTAAAAACGGTTTTATAAAAGCGATGGGTAGAATATGGTCGCTTTTATAAATAAAAAGCAAGATTGCGAAAGCGATGTGTCGAATATCAGTTGCTTTCATATATTAAAAGCGGTTTTATGAAAGCAACGGCAAAAATGACGCTTGCTTTCATAAATGAAAAGCAAGAATTATGATTAAAATGCTAATTTCGGCAAACCGCTTCTCATTTTGGAGAACCACTCTCGCCAATTCGTGAGTAACTTTCACATCACCACTTGCTCTTCTTCACGTTAATCTTCGGCGCCTTACTTGTTTTCGAGGCATTAGGGTCATACGTCTGCTCTCCTTCGTCGTCAGAACCGAGATTTTTCGATATTTCCCAGAACTCCTTACTGCCCAGCTTGAATGGCCCGTGCTGTTGTGCCTTATACCAGAAGATTTGGTCTTGTAATTTATTCGATTTCGCGTTGTTATTGATGACGAGACACTCATAATTCTCGGTGCACTGGTCCATGACCTGACAAAAGCTCTCAAATGTGGGGAACATACCCGCATAATTGTCATAGATTCGCTTACGATTCGCGATATATGGCTCGCGGAGAATAAAAACGTAGTCGATATTCGTGCGGAGATTCGGCGGGATACCCAATGGATATTGCATTGTGATGACTAACATGATCTTCCAATGACGGCCGTTCATGAAGAGGAGACGCATCATCACGTCCTTCGTCCATTTGTTATCATACAAGCAGTCATCCAATACAACGAACGTCCTTGGGTCAATCGACGACTTCTTATACGTATCCATTTCTTTTTTGACCTGTTTTAGGACTGCCTTCTGGCGCTTGAGAATGTTCTCAATAATGGCGGTATTATACGCATCATGGATGAATAATTTCGGCACATGGGCTGCGAAAAAACCGTTGCCGGCCTCCGTACCGGAGATGACGGTTCCAATTGGAATATCCTGGTGATGAAACATCAGGTCCTGAACGAGGAAACTTTTACCGGTATCACGACGCCCGATGAGCACGATAACGGGGCCCTTATTT